GTACTCCGGAATTCATCGATTGGCCCAACTGTCCTAAATATCGCACAGTCAAGTTATCAGAACTTATAGATCGCAAAGATGACATAATGAAAAGCAAGATGTATATCAAGGTCAATCTCGATATAGATATCAGCTTCGAAGAAGCCAACTTCATCAAAGAAACCTTTATACGAGATTATGACATCCGTGAGATCAGCCTCATACAGGACAAGACCAGCCTAGACGGAACAATAGATGATAACCCAGATGCTAAATTTGAATCAGTGGATCAGATCGTCACCGAGCAGTTGGTCAATATAGATTCAGAGCAGTTCGATCGTGCAACCTTATTAGAGATATACAATGGCCTTTAACATCAACGCAATCACCGTTAAGAATTTCATGAGTGTGGGCAATCAGACCCAAGGAGTGGACTTCGATCGTGAACATCTCACCCTAGTCTTAGGTAGCAATCTAGATCTCGGAGGTGACGACAGTGGTTCACGTAATGGCACAGGCAAGACCACTATCATCAATGCACTGAGCTATGCCTTATATGGGCAGGCCCTGACCAACATACGCAGAGAGAATCTGATCAACAAGACCAATGGCAAGGCCATGCTGGTCACTGTGGAGTTTGAAAAAGAAGGTGTATTCTATCGTATAGAGCGCGGTCGCAAGCCCAACATACTGAAACTCTATGTCAACAATCAGGAGATGGTCGATCCCAACTCTACAGAGGATGATGCACAGGGTGATAGTCGAGAAACACAGAAGGCCATCGAGCAGATGCTGGGACTTACTCATACCATGTTCAAGCATCTCGTAGCACTAAACACCTATACAGAACCATTCCTGTCTATGAAACCTACAGAACAGCGTGAGGTCATCGAGCAGTTGTTAGGTATCACCATGCTGAGTGAAAAGGCAGAAGCGTTGAAAGTGCAGACCAAAGAGACTAAGGATTCCATAACTGCTGAGGAGTCTAGAATCAATGCAATCAAAATTGCCAATGACAATGTACAGAAGAGCATAGACAGTTTGGTCATCAAGAGCTCAGCCTGGGCTAATAAACAAGAAGCTGATATAGAAAGCATGGGCAAGGCCATAATGAAGTTGGAAAATGTCAACATCGAACAGGAGTTGACCCTACACCAAGAATTAAAAACCTGGACAGAAAAAAATAATCAACTGACCGGTTTAAGGAAACAGAAGGCTACCTTAGAGTCTGCACAGATACAGGCCGATAAGACAGTGAAAAAGTACACGAGAGAAATAGAACAGTTGCTGGACAAGACCTGTCCTGCCTGCGAACAGGATCTACACGATCACAAGCATGAAGAAATGACTTCGGCGGCTGAAAAGAACCTCACAGATGCATTAGAATATCAAAAGAAGATCAGCGATGAATTATCCGCGACAGATCAGGCTATAGGTCTCATAGGTGATCTAGCACATCGTCCGCAGACATTTTACGATACAGAAGCGGAAGCACTGGGTCATAAAAACAATCTAGAAAGCCTAGAAAAGAGCTTGACTCTTCGCATTGATGAACAGAATCCTTATGATGAACAAGTTGAAGAACTGAAAAAAACCGCTCTGCAGGAGATATCTTGGGACGCGGTTAACAGTTTGACCAGGTTGAAAGATCATCAGGAGTTCTTATATAAACTATTGACTAACAAAGATAGTTTCATACGTAAAAAGATCATCGATCAAAACCTCTTATATCTAAACAAACGCCTCAGCTATTATATCAACAAGCTAGGACTACCACATCAGGTAGTGTTCCAAAATGATCTCAATGTGGAAATCACACAGTTGGGACAAGACTTAGATTTCGATAATCTCAGCCGAGGTGAGCGCAATAGACTAATACTCAGCATGAGTTTCGCCTTCCGTGATGTATGGGAAGGACTATATCAGAGCATAAACTTGTTGTTCATTGACGAGTTAGTCGATGCGGGAATGGATGCCGCAGGTGTTGAATCAGCCTTGGCAGTATTGAAAAAGATGGCTCGAGAGAGAAACAAGAACATATACTTGATATCACATAAAGATGAACTAATAGGTCGTGTAAATAATGTTCTCCGTGTGATCAAGGAAAACGGATTTACTTCATACTCAAATAGTGCGGATTATGTCGAGGCCTAAACTAGAAGACTACAAACAAGAATATAGTCGATTGGTGAGCAAAATGGCAGAGCTCCACAATCGCAATAGAGATTTTGTCCTTACTCCTACTTCTATGGCTAGAACCGATATAAGGAAAATGATCAACGAATTGAGAGAAATCTCAAGGATGCTAAGATATAAGATCATTGGGGTCGTTAACGAGGAGAGGAGTATCCGTAGAGAGAACGCGGAGCGCAGGAAAATTGAACGGGAAGAAGAAGAATTAAGACCCAAAGTTATGGGTCGCCCCAGGAAATATCCTCCAAAACCTCCCAAGGGCACACGCCCAATGGGTAGACCAAGGAAGTATCCTAAACCAGAATCACCAACAGAGGAGAGTGGCCAGGGATAAACATGACTATAAGGACACCCCTATGTCATGGTATTATCAAAACTCCCTAGTAGAAACATTACCAGATGACTGTGTAGGCTTTGTCTACATGATCACAAATTTAACAAACGATAGAAAATACATAGGCAAAAAATTAGCAAAATTCAGTAAAACCTCATACAAGACTGTAAAGTTAAAGAACGGCACCAAGAAGAAAAAGAAAATCAGAAGTAAAATCGACAGCGATTGGCAGACCTACTATGGTAGTTCACCTAATCTAACTGCTGATATAGTTCTACTAGGCACAGAAAACTTCAAAAGAGAAATATTGTATTATTGTAGTAGCAAGGCGGAATGTTCATACATAGAAGCTCGTGAACAGTTTGAACGTAAGGTATTAGAGTCAGATCTCTATTATAACAATATCATACAGATCCGCGTCCATGGCTTACACATTCGAAAGAAACAGGCACTTATAGAGGAATAACGCAAGCACCGGCAGATTTCGGGTGCCCCAAGAGCTGGATCTCGGATCGCAGTCAAGGGAAATCTCTTCGCCTCTAAGAGTACTCGATCAGTATCCTTTACAGGACCACGATCCCTAACGCTGGGGTTTGATCGTTTGAAAAGAGTCGATATAGCTGAAAAGAGAGGAGAAAAACCTCACGTCCGTACATATGATAGCAGATGTGTACCGACCGCCGTTGAATGAAGACGGAGCTCGTGGTACCGGTCAACCGCCACTGTAATGCTCTACTGCTGTGTGACATGTTCGAACTCGGATAATGTACACGTTTCGCCCTGTCTGGGCGAAGTGTGACTGAAGAATCTGGATAATGCAGTATCATCTACGATGAAATAAATGCTTCGAGCGCGAGCGAAGAAGCGAATGAGCTTTAGCTCATTCTAATAAATAAGAACAAAGATAAGGGAATCCCTATGCGATTAAATGATATTATAGTAGAAGACTTAGAGGAAGGAGTACTAGGTGGCCTCTCAGGACTAGTTAAGAACCTCACAGCCCCTATCAAAGGATATCAAGCAGGTGATGCTCGAAGCTCAGGTGCAGGTCAGACCAAGGCACGGGCTACTGCATTATATAAGAATTTTTTTAATCAAGTAGGGCAATCAGGACAAAAAGCCACAGGCCGAGCTCTGATAGATTATCTTACTAAAAAACAATATCCAATCCGTCAGGCCAAGGCCATAATAGATGCCGCTCCTGTCCCCAAAAGAAAACCTAATCCCAATCCTAATCCTACAGATATAGATGCAGACTGGGATAGATTAGCTACAGGAACTAATGAAGACATACAAAATACAGATGAAGCTAGGGGATATTACGATGTGGAATTGAGTGCCGACACTGCTTGGAAGGCCATATTGGCAGCCGAACAGGAAAATCTACGCATGAACAGAGCCACAATGGCTTCTTCCAGTCCAGCTTCTGGGGGTGGTAATATTGGTAATGTTGCTAATATGCGCAGTGGCACCAGTAGTAGCACCAGCAGTGCCGCCGGTGGGGGCATAACAGCTGAGACTATAATGCAGTGGTTTGAGTCGCAGAATCAGGCAACGAGAGCCAATCTAGTAACTGCGTTGAATCTCAAACACGAAGTATTGAATAAGAAATCTGCTACTGCTACCCCTACAGCAGAAGGTTGGAGTCGTTTCCTAGGACGTGATCTCTAAAAGAAAGGTAATCCGCTTTCTTTGGTTATTTCTAAATTTCCTTTGATTATGTCTGCTATTATCTCGCGTTCTTCGTGAGTCATGAGATGTGCTTCGTTATAACTGAGTCCGCCTCGCATGTACCATACTATCCTCAGGAGTTCGCTCTTTAAGGCTTTTGCATCACTGTCGTACTGTTTAACGAGCTCTTCAATTCCAGAATTATCTAGTTGCAAAAGCCTTAGGCGAAAAAACTCGAAGCATCGAAGGTTACAGGAACTTCTATAAAATCACCAGTGTAGCCGAGATCAAGTAGTTCCTGTGTCACTGCTAGCTTAACAGGTTTCAGTTGGTTCTGTTCTTTGAGTCGATCCAGATGGCTCTGTATCTTGGTAAAGATCGATTTGTCTACATTGCTGATAAACTCTTTGATGTGCTCGGGATTAGATGTGCTACCGGCTGCTGTGTCTATTTGATAAATGCTCTTTTCAATAGTGCCCAATGTGGCTCTGTTTAGCTTGTTAAAGCTCTCTTTGAACAGGGACAGCTTGTCTTGCTCGGACATGGTTTCGTCATTGACGATCTGCATGACCTTCTGTGTTTCAAAAGTTATGACGGAATTCTCACTAAACTGCCTATAGTTCAAAGGTTTAACAAAAACTGTCATTTCTGGACTTACTACCACAGCAGGATCCCAAGAGATTTGATCAATCAGTTGATCTTTAATTGTTCGTAGGTCAAATTGATAATCTAGTTCAGCACCGTCTTTGAATGACACCGGTGTGTTCATCATTTCGCCGTAGGTAGCTATACGAATAGCAACCAGTATAACATCTAGATCCATGGTGCTGAGCCCCCAAGCATCTTTGACATTGGGCATGCAGTTTTGAATCACATCGGCTACTGCCTGTCCGTTCATCAAGGCATCGGGTATCTTTAACAACAGTTCATCCTGTGCTGTCATAGAATACACGGGATATTCACCAGTGGGAGAAATATCCAAGCTGCCGGGATTCCAGTACTTGCCTTGGCTAGGTAAGGTTATATAGATTTTAGGTTGACGCATATAGGCAGTCAATGGATTAATAGAAGCGGGGGTGACTGTTTGATCCATATTTTTTTCCTCGATAAATAAGTTGAGATAATGCAGTTCTTCATATATTTATCTATGCAGATAACCACGGAAAACTAATGGCAATCCAAGTAAACTTAATAGGCAACATAGGCAACGATCACGTTGATATTAAATCCAATGCTGCCAGTGAATACACATTAGATCAGCTACTTAAAGCCACTATCAATGCAGGCCTCAAAAATGAAAAGGCTCTGCTGGAAATGGCCAAGGCCAACGAAGTAGACAGCAACGGGTTGAATGCTCTTGATCAAGCCGCAGGCAGCGCCGCTCCTAGCCTCAGCAAGATGGAAGCAAGGGTTCTACTGGCCGACATGGCATTCAACAAGCTGGCTCCTATCGTTAACATGGTCGGCGAAGCACTGACCAAGCTGAGTCAAAATACCGGACAAGGCAGTGATCTTTTATCATCCTTTAAGGGGCTTGGTCTGGGAGTCGGTGACATAATAGGCAAGTATGGTAAACTCCTAAACTTTCAAGAAGAAAATTTCAAGACCTACCAGCAGATAACCACAGCCGGTGTTAACTTTGGGGGAAATCTTACAGAATTGAGGCACGCCATAGGCGATACCTATCTCACAGTGGATCAGTTTACCAAATTGATGCAGGAAAATGCCGAAACCTTTTCGCGTATGGGGGGCAGCGTAGATGATGGCGCTCAGAAATTTCGTGCCGTTAGCAGAGAGCTCAACAGAACAGGCGGAGTGGGAGATAGTCTGCGAGCCTTAGGTTATACCTCGGAAGAACTTAATAACGGCTTGGCAGCATATATAAAGAATCTAGGTCCACTTAAAGCCAGTGATCTAGACAGCATAGAGAAACAAAAGGCTCTAGCACAAAGTACCGGCGAATATCTGAAAGAGTTGGACTCCTTGGCTAAATTTACAGGAACTAGCAGGAAAAAAATAGAAGATGAGCAAGCCAAGGCCAATCTTAACGAAGCTTATCAAAGGAAAAAAGCGTCACTAGGCGAAGAAGAAAAGAAAAAACTACTGATAGCCGAAGCCAGGGCCGCTGCCACTGGAATACCGGGAGCCATAGAACGTGTGATGGAGGAAACACTTAACTTCGGACCAGTGACAGAAGCTTCTCGCAATCTAACAGGAATGGCTCCCGAAGTGTCGGCGGGTATAACAGACATGGCCCGAGCCGCCAAGACAGCCGGTGTGGGCATGGATCAAGTCAACGCAGGATTTGATCGCGCGGTTATTGGAGCAAAAAACACAGCTGATGGGTTAGGGCATACAGGTGATTATATAGCTATAATGAACGGTAAGTACGCCGGATTGATAAATGGTATTGACGGTTTAGCCAATCGACTTGATGCTGCGGGAATTAAGACAACTGAGGCATTGAGAAACAGTTTTGATGCGGAAAAAACCAAACAGGATGCAATAGCAAAAGGCGCCAAAAAAGAAGGAGAGACCTCAGCTAAAGACATGGCTGATATCCAGTCTCAGATATTGGAAACCACGAGGAATCTAAATAATGGAATCCAAGCTCTATCTGATGAAAGCATGAATGCTATAAAAACAGCCATAGATGCACTAACCACTGCCATCAATACCCTAGCAGAAAAAATGCAGACTATGCCCGAAGTAATCAATCGCGGTTTTGACGTTGCGGCTATTGTCATAGCATTAGCTGCCTTGACCGCTGAACTAGTATTGCTGAGAAAGGCCGGCGGTTTGACCAAAGACCTTTTAGATGCCTCTCGGGGGAAGGGCACAACTCCTCCCGGAACGCCTAGCTTGCCAGAACCAAAACCCAATGCCCCATCTGGTTCAAAAGGGCCTGTCAGTGGCAAGTCAACCTTAGACAAAGCAACTGGAGTGCTGGCTAGAGTCGCTGTGGCTGGTGTTGTTGATAGTCTAGCAGGCAGTGTCGGCTTCGTGGGTGGAAAGAAAATAGATGAAAAACAAGATGAAGAAAATCGCAAAAAGATGAATTTTTTTGAAAAAGCCGAAGATAGTATTGCCAGGGGTGTCGAAAACATAGGCTCTGCTGTAGGTCTTACTAATCTAGCCAACGAAGCTAGAGCTACTAGAATCCAAAACGAAACTGAGTATTTTAAGAAAAAACAAGAAGAAAAGCAAAAATCAGAGGCAGCTAAGGAAAAAAAGATATCTCAAGAATTAAAAGAACCAGAAAAAAATAAAGATCTAACAAAAAAAGACGAAGAAAATATTCTAGCCGGCGCAGTCAAACAGTTAAATAATACTATGGACAGAGTTCTCAACACAATGAAAGAAACTGCGGATAATACCGGCAATACCGCTAAAAAATTAGACGGTCGTAGCTGGTGGCAAGGAATAGCTTAAAATATGGCCTGGAAAAGATACTTCACCCCTGTAGCAACCAATGGACAGATGAGTCCAATCAGCGGAAGCATGGGCGGTGGCGCACACGCTAGCCGTACCAACTATTCTAGCTATCTGCCAGATGTCTATGCTGGTCACCCCAATCGTCTAGAGCGTTATGGTCAGTATGATACCATGGACAGCGACAGTGAAGTCAATGCGGCCCTGGATATCCTGGCTGAATTCTGCACACAGAACAACATGGAGAACGGTACACCATTCCAGGTCTTCTTCAAAGAGCAGGCCACCAATGCTGAAATCACTATCATTAAAAAATATCTACAGCAGTGGACCAAACAGAACAAATTCGACATACGCATATTCAAGATAGTGCGTAACGCATTCAAATATGGCGATGTATTCTTCGTGCGTGACCCAGAAACACAGAGCTGGATGTATGTAGATCCAGCCAAAGTAGACAAGATCATAGTAAACGAAAGTGAAGGCAAAAAGCCCGAGCAGTATCATATCAGAGACTTCAATCCCAATCTAGAAACCTTGGCCACAACAGCCATAAACCCCAGCAACATGCAGGGCGGTGGCAGTCAGTTCGGTGGCGGATATGGCACAGGGCAGGGCGGCGCAGGCGGATCACGGGGCATGGTTGGTAGTTTTCCTACCACAGCTAACTCCAGCAGATTCAGTCAAAATCAAAATCAGTACGCCATAGATGCCCGACATGTGGTACACATCAGCCTATCAGAAGGTCTAGACAATAATTTTCCATTCGGTAACAGTCTGATGGAAAGCATATTCAAAGTATTCAAGCAGAAAGAACTGCTAGAAGATTCTATCATCATCTATCGTGTGCAACGTGCCCCAGAACGCAGAGTGTTCTATATAGACACAGGTAACATGCCCAGCCATCTAGCCATGAGTTTTGTAGAGCGTGTTAAAAACGAAGTCAATCAGCGTCGTATACCTAGTGTAACAGGCGGTAGCCAAAGTGTAGTTGACGCTAGTTATAACCCACTGAGTATAAACGAAGACTACTTCTTCCCGCAGACAGCAGAAGGTAGGGGTAGTAAGGTAGAAATCCTACAGGGTGGGCAGAATCTAGGAGAAATAGATGATCTTAAGTATTTTACTAATAAGCTGTTTCGTGCTCTACGTATTCCTAGCAGTTACTTGCCTACTGGCTCAGATGATGGTGGTAGTAATTTCAATGATGGAAGGGTTGGAACTGCCTATATACAAGAACTCAGATTCAACAAATACTGCGAAAGACTACAGAGCCTCATAAACGGACCGTTCGATTCTGAGTTCAAGATGTACCTACATGCTAAAGGCATCAATGTAGACAGCAACATTTTCGACCTTAAATTCAATCCTCCACAGAATTTCGCGTCATATCGTCAGGCAGAGATGG